AGAAGCAAAAACAGAACCTAAGGATTTTGCTCCTGTGGGATTTTGAACTACGCTAACAAAACCACCAAGCAGCTATTCAACTCCCTGGACAGGAAGTTCAAGATGTTCATCCGATTGCGAGATTCATTGAACGGAATCGGAATCGGAGGGAGCTGTATTTGTTGTGGTAAATTTGTGAGTGGAGCAAATTGGCAGGCAGGTCATTTCCATAGTGCTGGCAAGTTCAAGAGCCTCCGGTTTGATCCGGACAATTGTCATGGCTCTTGCAAGCAGTGTAACTACTTCCTACACGGCAACTTACTTGAATACCGCAAGAACTTAATCAAGAAAATCGGTGAAGACAGGGTCTTAGCCCTGGATATTAAGGCAAGCATTGAAAGACAAAAGGGCTCCCATAAGTGGGAAAGGTTCGATTTGATTTCGCGCCTAAATGAATTGGAAAAGACCTAAAAAATTATGAAAGTTCTCATTAAAAAGATAAAGCCCAACCCCGACAATCCAAGAATAATTAAGGACGACAAATTCAAAAAGTTAGTTCAGTCGCTCAAAGACTTCCCGGAAATGACTGATCATAAATTCTTTTTCCAACTTTCACTAATTCATGGATAATTTTGGTACTTTTGACTTTTGGGAACAACGAATAAACAACGAAGTTTTGCCAAATCCGGATAACATAAAGGGACAAGGTTTTCACACTGACCCAAGCAGAATCAATAAGGATGGACGCCCTAAGGGTAGTCGCACGTTATCATCGATCCTAAAGGAAATGCTGGAGGAGAAAGTTGAAATAACAAACGAGGACGGCACGAAGGAAAAGAAGAAGTTATCTGATGTAATAGTCCGCAAGCTAATAACCAAGGCGGTGAAGAAAGAAGACATAAAGGCCATTCAGGAGATATTTGACCGCACCGAGGGCAAGCCACATTCCGAATTCCATCATTCAGGTATAGTTCAGCACAATCACAAAGACATCACAAAATTAAAGTCAATAGAAGATATGCCCGATGAGGTAAAGCAGGCCATCTTTGAAATGGGCATGCAGCAGCTCACCGACGAGGAGAACCGTAAAAACTAAAAATGGATGTTATTCTCAAGGATAAAATAAAGGATATATTAATGATTGACCCTGTACTTCGTATGAAAGTTCAGGCATCCTCATCGCTTTATTTTTTTGTCCGCTATTTCTGGGACTGCTATTCATCGGATAAATTTGTGGATAACTGGCACCTAAAGAAACTTTCCGAAGAACTGGAGATAGTTGCCCGCAGGGTATCGGAGGGTAAACCTAAATTGTATGATTTGATAATCAATGTCCCTCCAGGGACTACAAAAACAGGGCTGGTTTCTATCTTTTTCCCTATATGGTGCTGGGTAAACTGGCCGTGGATGCGATTTATAACTACGTCACATTCTGATTTTCTTTCCCGGGAATCTGCTGAATATTCCAGAGACATTATAAGGCACGATAAATTCAGATACATGTTCCCGGAGATAGACATCAGGGGAGACAAAGATGTAAAATCGAATTTCCGAATTGTTTATTTCAAAGATGATAAGCCTCATCAGGGTGGCGGCAGGGTATCGACTTCCGTAGGGGCAAGAATTATAGGCTTTCATGCTCATATAATTATTCCAGATGATATTATTGATCCCAGAGGCGTTCTTTCTGAGGCCACCATGAAAACAGCAAATAATTACCTGGATCAGACACTATCAACCCGCAAGGTTGATAAGAAGGTAACGGCTACAATTATGATTATGCAGCGCCTGCATCAGAACGACCCCACGGGTCATTTGTTGGCCAAAAAGAAAAAAAAGATAAAACATATCTGTCTTCCCGGTGAAATAAAGAACTATTATAAATTTCTAAAACCCCAGGAATGGGATAAATATTATTCCGACGATGGACTATTCGACATCAATCGCCTGGACTGGGACACGCTGGAAGACCTTGAGATGGATTTAGGCCAATATGGATATTCTGGGCAGATAGGACAGAACCCCGTACCGGCTGGGGGAGGTATGTTTAAGGTAGACCATATCCAAGTCTTAAATCGTGCTCCTCATTATTTAGATCAGGAGATGCTGGTGAGATATTGGGACAAGGCCGGAAGCAAGGACAGTGGAGCCTACACCGTGGGGGTGAAAATGTGCAAGCTAAAAAGCGGGGTGTTTGTTGTCTTGGATGTCAAACGTGGGCAGTGGGCCAGTAATGAGCGTGAGGCTATCATTAAAGAATGTGCCATAGCCGATGGAGACCAATGCATGGTATTTGTTGAGCAGGAGCCTGGTTCTGGTGGCAAGGAAAGTGCCGAGGCAACCATCAGGAACCTTGCCGGGTACAACGTGTATGCCGACCGTCCTACCGGAGATAAGGTAAGCCGTGCTGACCCCCTATCTGTACAAGTTAATAACGGGAATGTTCAGATAATTGCTGCGGAATGGAATTATGCCTATATTGAGGAGCTCAGAAACTTTCCACTGGGCCATTATAAAGATCAGGTGGATGCTTCTTCCGGGTCATTTGCACATTTGAGCGGGCGGAAAATGGCAAAGGTATGGTAAGAGCAGAATTTGGTAGTGTCTCAGTTTTAAAATTTTTAATTAACTTTGGGGCTCAAGTATGGAAGTAAACGGCAATAAAAGTCTCACTAAACTCAGCAAACAGGAACTAATAACTTACATTCAAATAGTTTCTGACCTCACACAGCGCAATAAGTTGGGCCAGCGGTTGGGCTACCAGTACGGCGATGACCGTAAAATTTACAAGGCTTTGGGGTATCCGGAGGAAACCGACTTAACCTTCACTTATTATTGGAATAAGTATAAGAGGAATGATATTGGGTCGGCAATTATCAATCGTCCGGTGGATAAGACATGGAGCGGTGATCTTCTGGTCTTTGAATATGGGAAAACGATTGAGGATTCTGCTCTATACGAGGCATGGCGCAACCTGGAAAGGGAGCACAAAATAAAGCAAAGACTTGTTAAGCTAGATAAACTTGCCGGTATAGGCAAGTACGCTCTCCTGGTTTTGGGGCTTGATGATGTCAAAGCAAAGGAGGACTTTCTGAGAGCTGCAAGCGGCAAGCGTAAACTGCAATATATACGCCAAATTGCAGAGGATGCCGGCAAAATACATGAATACGAGGACAACTCGTCGAATCCAAGATACGGCCAGCCTAAAAGCTATCGAATTAAATCACTGAGTCCCGGTACTGGACAGGAGGATGAAATTATAATTCATTGGTCTAGGGTAATACATGTTACTTCGGGTCATTTGACCTCTGAAATAGAGGGCATGCCACGACTAGAACCCGTCATAAATCGCTTGGTTGACATAGAGAAATTGTTAGGTGGTGATGCTGAGATGTTCTGGCGTGGTGCACGGCCTGGCTATCATGTTACAGACAGGGAAGGTTATCAGATGACAGATGTGGAGAGGGGATTAATGGCAGAACGGATTGAAGATTATGAGCATGACTTGCGGCGAATCATACAAACTTCAGGTGTTGATATTAATGCTCTTGCCCAACAGGTTGCTGACCCCTTACATCATATAGACGCACAATTGCAGGCGATCTCTGCCCAAACGGGAATACCAAAACGAATACTTATAGGTTCAGAACGCGGTGAGTTGGCCTCCTCGCAGGATAGGGATGCATGGTTAGATTTGATCAAAACCCGCATGGAAGAATATGCTGAGCCCGAAATATTAAGACCATTGATCAACAGGTTAATGGAATTTCAGATCCTTCCCGTTTTTGAAAACTATAATGTTGTTTGGTCAGACATCTTTTCCCCTTCGGAAAAGGAAAAGGTCGATATTGGTAAGGTGCGGGCGGAATCGCTGAAATCTTACGCCGATTCATTGGCGGGCATGGAGATCCTTCCCATAGAGTTGGCCTTGAAATATATTTTAGGTCTTAGCGATGAACAGATTGACGAGGCGTTGCAGGCCATGGAAGACCAGGCCACCGAAGAAGACAGATTCAATACGGAGACGGAAAATTTACTGGATTCATGAGAAAAATAATATTCATATTCATAATAATTTTGTTTGCTTCTTGTAGCAAGCGTATCTGTCCTACTTATGCTCAAATTACTACTTACCAATCGTGATCCATCGCAGACGACCACGTTAAGAAATCGGTTTGCCCGTGACATGCGAAGGCGTTTTGCAAAGCTGGAGCGTGATATTGTTAAGGCTGTTGTCACCGATGATGTGCTGGGGCTTAGCAAACCTGTGCTCAATCAATCTCCGGGCTATCGTGCTTTTGATTTTCCAAGGAGCACCGATAAGATTCAGGCTTTCATGGAGTGGTTAGAAGATGAAATCAACAAAGGAATCCTGGAGACTACACAACTGCAGCAACTTGGGCGCAGTATTGATCAGGCATGGACTAACATTTATATTTCCGATTCTTATCGCCGGGGTGTCATGAGGGCACGCTATCAACTAACTGCGGCGGGTTTTGATGTGCCGCCGCTTGAGCAAACCGGGGGTATCGCCGTTTCTATGTCCTCGCCATTTCATGTTGATCGGCTTGGGCTGCTCTATACAAGGGCATTCAACGACCTTAAAGGAATTACATCTGCGATGGACACGCAAATATCAAGAGTGCTGAGCCAGGGACTTGCCGATGGACTTGGGGCCCGTGAGATAGCCCGCAATCTGCGTTCGGTCTTGTCGGGGGGCATAGTAGATACATTAGGTCGTTTTATTCCCGCTAAGCGACGGGCTGAATTATTGGCGCGTACTGAAATAATTCGTGCACATGCAGAGGCACAGCTTCAGGAGTTTAAAAGTTGGCAAATCGCACAGGTAACCGTAAAGGCAGAATTAGTTACCGCCGGCGACAATCGTGTATGCAATCAATGTGCTGATTTAGAGAGGTCAGTATTTACTCTTGAGGAAGCCCAGGGCATGATACCTGTTCATGCGTCATGCCGGTGTGCGTGGATACCTTTTAATGTTTCGCCAGGAGGGGTAAATTGATAATGAGTAGAAGTCAAATATTTGTAGATGGGCATCAGGTAGATACCGCCGGCAGCGATACGGAATGTATAGCGGCTCAGGGAGCAGGGGTTCGGGTATTTATCACTTCTATTGTGATCACCAACACTTCTGCCACTGACACTTTTGTACAAATAAAGTGCGGTGGGTCGGTTAGGATGACTTTACCGGTTCCTGCTAATTCAGGTGTGGCTCACTCGTTGTCCTCTCCGTTACAGGGCATACACAATAAAAATTGGTCTTTTCAATCCGGAGCAGCGTTAAGTACAATATACTGTACGTTAGTTGGATATGCAGAGAATTTATAAACATTTATAAAAACTTATAAATATGGCAACATTCACGAAAGTAAATGATTTTGTAGAGCATCTTTCAGAGGGCGTTCACAATTTGGGAACAGGACAATTGATAGTAGCGTTGAGTAATACTGCTCCCGGTTCGGAGACTTCAAATCCGCTCAGCGACGGTAACGGAGTTCTGGCTAATGTAACTCAGATTAGTTATACCAATCTGAGTTCACGGAACATTACCACCACTTCATCAAGTCAGACTGCTGGCGTTTATTCCTTAGTGCTGGCAGATTTGGTGCTTACTGCAGGAGTTGGAGGGTTGGCAACATTCAGGTACGTGTACATCTATAATGATGATCCTACCTCACCGGCTGATCCTCTGATAGGTATGTATGATTACGGGGCAGGTGGGGTAACGCTGAATCAAGATGAGACGTTCACCATAGACTTCACCGAAGCTCAGACGCTGATTGACATCACGTAGTTGCAACCGCAATTCAGAGGATCACTGCTGTTGGGTTGAGGGAAAGCGGTGCGAGTTCCTTTTGGAGGGTAGTAATCCGAGGTGGACATGCAGGCTTAGGGCGGAGCTTGGAAGTTGGGAGGCGGTGTATAAGGACGAGGAGTACAGGAAAAAAATAAAGCCTGTTTGGGAGCGGCTGAAGATTAAAGATTGCGGAGATTATGAATGTGAAAATTGTTTGAGTAATGGCAACACTTAACACCTTACTGGTTAATGCGGATAGCGCGGGCGGCCCTCGCAATTGGGCATCGCAGGCATTTGCCGGAATTGACGAGGGCATAGCCGGAGCAGACGGCACAGCGATAGGAGACAATACGAATGCTAATGCCACGTTGGATACTTCATTTTTGCTTTCTTCGGTTAATTCGGATTTTGGCAACATGGATACTTTGCTGTGGCAGGTTAGAAGAAGGGTTATCGGGGCGCAGACCAATACCAGGAGCCTGCTGATCAGGATTGTTAAGGAGGCCGATGGTGCGGTGCTGGCGGCGGCAGATTCGGGAGGTACGTTTCAGAGCGTAGAGGCTGGAATTACTAATACTACTTTTGATAACGGGACAGCTACTGGGTTTGATTTCGTGGACACTTCGGCAACAAAAGACGATTGGAATGACGGGAGAGTAGAAATACGGCTAGTGATAGTTAAGAGCATGGCCGGTGATGCCAACGGGGTAGAGGTGGACACGCTGGAATTAACTGGTACTTATACAGAAGAAGCCGTTAGCTATACCATGCAAGCCGAAAAGGGTAGTTTCCTGCTCGATGGTAAAGATGCGGGTTTACTAGCCGGGAGGTTGTTACAATCAGAGACAGGAAATTTTTTGCTTGATGGTAAAGATGTAAGCCTTTTGGCAGGGCATAGGCTGAATCTTGAAACCGGAAATTTCACTTTATCAGGCAAGGATACTAATTTTCTTATAGGCAGGGTATTACAGGCCGAAAAGGGATCGTTTGTTTTAGACGGCAAAGATGCCGACCTGCTCACCGATGTAGGGTACACGCTAACAGCAGAGAAAGGATCGTTTACTGTCAGTGGCAAGGATTCCAGTTTGCTTGCAGGCAAGAAGGTAGAAGCCGAAAAAGGGAGCTTTATCCTTGACGGCAAAGATGTATCATTTTCTGTGGACTATGTCTTGCAAGCACAGAAAGGTTCTTTCGTTGTCGATGGCAAAAACGCAGACCTGCTCACCGATCCCCCTCCTTCAGGAGGAACTGATTTTGAATTATTACTATTACGATGAACTCTATTCCCGCGATGACATCGCAAAAAGTTCATGACTATCTCACAGAGATAGGAAGTGGGTGGCAGCGTAAAGGTGTAGCCATGGAATTGGGATGCTGGCTGGGTGCCAGTTCTATTGCTTTGTTGAGGGGCCTTGTAAAGGCAGGATATGACCTGGATTTCTGGGCTTTTGATAAATGGGACACCCCCGCTCCGCAAGTTGTGAAGGCAAAGGCACAAGGGATGAAGATAAGTGCAGGCCAGGATTTGAAACCTTTGTATTGTGATAATGTCGGCAAGATATATTCAAAAATAAAAGCTATAAAGGGCGGCATGCCTGCCACGCTATCAGGTTTTAATGGTTCTGCTATTGAAATATGTATTTTCGATGCACCCAAGCAGGAGCCGGTATTCACCGGATGCGTTAGGGCGCTGAAAAACTTCTGGATCGAAGGTGTCACAGTGTTGGGGCTGTTGGATTATAACTTCTATGAACGCCATAATGGGCGAAAAAGACAACAATTCAGGGCTCCTGTTGACTTCATGGAAAAGTATGGTAGTCATTTTGAGGTTCTCAAATCCTGGGATGATGAATGCCCGGTATTTTTCAGGTATGTAAAAAAAATAACAATGGATTAAAATATTTGCTTAATCGTTTGCACGATTAAGCAAATATTGATTAATTTAACGGTCTAAATGAAAATCAAGTTATGAACGGGGTGATTACCCTGAATTTCAAAACAATTTCCTACCAGGTTCGCACCGAGCAGCGCCAGGGTCGTGGCTATTGGATTTTGCCCGTTGTCATGCTCGTGGAGGGTGTTCACAATGGAAGCAGAGGTGCTGTCCTTCACACGAAGGCAGAACTTTCCGACAGTGTCAGCCGATGGAACGGACAACCCATCGTGGTAGATCATCCGAAGGTATCGGCTAATGATGAGGGTACCATCAAGGTTGGCGTTATTGAAAATGCGCGCATGGAAGGTGAAAAATTAAAAGCCGATTTAGCTATCGATATTGAAAAACTCAGAGAGCATTCAGAGGAGACCTATAATATTTTATCCGACGGAAGGGCATTGGAGGTATCAACAGGATATTTTTCAGAATTTTTTGAGTTAGATTCTGAATGGAACAACATAAGATATACTGCTATTGCCACACACATCCAGCCGGATCATCTGGCGTTATTACCCCATGATGTGGGAGCTTGCAGCATTGATGATGGATGTGGAATCAGAAACAAAGAAAACATGACACCCAAGGAAAAAAAAGAAAGACAGCAACGTTTAATAAAAAATATTTTGGATGTCAAAAACCAGGAAGGTTTTAAGAAGCTGATCGAAACTCTTCAAGGAGTAGTGAATGGCATGGATACCAGCACGGAATATTATTTTCTGGAAGAAGTTTTTGAAGATAATTTCATTTATCAGAAATATAATCGTGATTCCGGCGAGGTAGAATATTACAGCAAATCGTATACAAAGAATGAGGATGGCACGGTCAAAATATCCGAGGAAGCAACACGTGTTAACAAAGAAATCAATTATACAACAGCAATTAATAATAATTATATGAATACAAATGCAGCCTGTTCAGTAGATGCATTGATAAAAAACAAGGCCACGAAATTTATCGATTCCGATAAGGAGTGGCTGAGTAAATTGTCAGAAGACCAGCTCAAAAAGCTTGAGCCGGTGGCAAATGCTGAGCAGAAAACTATTCCCTTCCAGGAGGGGGATGAGAGTAAGCAGCCTGAGAAGGTTGACAATACAGATGCTCTGCGTGAGCAGATGAAACAGATCCTCAATGAGGAGTCTGATCCTGAGAAGTTTGCTGATTCATGGCTCCCCAAAGAGGTGGCCCAGCAGATTAAGACAGGATTATCTACATACCGCAATCAAAAGAAACAACTGATTGAAGGTATTGCAAACAATTCAGAATTTACTAAAGAAGAACTTGAGCCAATGGAGATTAACTATTTGTCTAAACTTCACCAGTCTTTGAACAGGGAAGAAAAGGCAGTCAGTGTGTTTTTAAATTCAAGTTATTCTGACAGTAATATTGATGAGGAAGAAGCATCAGCGATGCTTGGATTTGAACCTAAAAAGACAGCGTAATGGCAAAGAACACAGTTTTAATCAGTTCGGCGGCAAATATTATCGAGGATAGAGTTGCTGCCGGCACCATCACGCCGGGTATGCTTGTAGAGCGCGATTCCAGCGATCAAGTACAGGCACATTCTACGGCTGGAGGAATAGCAGAGAAGCTTTTTGCAATGGAAGATTTCTATCAGGGCAATGGGCTGTCTACCAACTACACTACGTCAAGTGACCGCGTACCTGTACTTAATGCACAGCCTGGCGATATTGTCTATGCAATTGCAGACGATACTACGGGGGTAGCGATAGCAAAGGGTGATTTTTTGGAGTCAGCCGGTGACGGTAGACTGCAACAGATAACCGCAACGACTACAGGTGCGGCAGAATACCCTAACAGTGTTATTGGCGTTGCTTTGGAGTCGGCCATCAATGGCAGCAGATTTTTGGTGAAAATAATTTAAATCTATAAATAATTATGGCACAAGAAACACAAGCACAAATTCAGGATGCTAAGAGCTTTCTGAATACTGCGCCAAGCAATAACATGAGACCCTTCTTTGACAAAAAAGGCAATTCATGTATGTATGTACACAACAAAGGCCCCAAGGATGATATTCGGAGCTATAAAAAGGTTCCTGTTCATAACGCGTCGTTGCGTTATGATGAATGGCGCGAGGTTGACAGGATGTTAGTGGGCCTTGCCGAACAGAGGCTGGTAGGATTTGCAGACCTGAGACAATTCGGGCTAGTACATTCTTTAAACAATCCATTGGCTACGACAGTACTTACTTATCAAAAGATGAGTGATGCCATGGAGGCTCAGATTTCCATCGACCCTATTGCCCAGGATAAGGGTGATAAGGTAGATATTTCTACGGCACACATCCCGATCCCGGTAGTTCATTCAGGTTTCCAGATTGGCGAGCGCGAGCTATTACAATCACGAAAACTGGGCAATGGTCTGGACGTTACAGGTGCCGAGCGATCAACTCGGAAGGTACTTCAAAAACTTGAAGACATGCTTTTCGGGGCAACTACTCTATACACCTATGGGGGAGGGTCTATATACACGTATATTACTGAGCCTAACATCAATACGGTGACGTTATCGGTAAATTGGGATGCATCGGCGAAGACTGCGGCTGGGATTATCGATGAGGTGCTGGCAATGAAATCAGCTCTAATCAATGATCATTATTTTGGCCCTTATGTGCTCTACATTCCTACGGATTACGAAACTGTCCTTGATGAGGATTATAATGTATCAGGCGCTTCACTGAAGACGGTACGGCAGAGAATCCTTGATATTGAAGGTATCTCCGCGATTCGTGTTGTAGATAGATTACCTGATGACAACGTGCTGCTGGTAAGTATGCAACGAGATGTCGTTGACCTTATCGACGGCATGGCTCCGCGTGTTGTCCAGTGGGATACTCAGGGCGGCCTAATGCATTATTTCAAGGTGATGGCTATTCAGTTGCCACGCGTGAAGAGTGACTACAATGGCGCGTCAGGTGTATGTAAGTTATCCGCATAGATTTTTTTTGGATTATACTAACCATGTGTAATTTATTTATAACTTAAAAAACTTTGACAACATGTCCGATGTAAACAAACAATATTTGTGGGAACGGAAAGAAGATGCCTTCGGAAGTTCTCTGTATATTCCGGCCCTGGGTAAGAACAGGCGGATAAAAAGGAAACAAAAGGTTAAAGCTTCCATTGCACAGCTGGGAACTAAGATCAATCAGTTCACGCCTTTGGAGGGCCAGCAGGTACCAGATGTTCCACAAGAATATGCAGAGGTAAAGACCTCGGTGGCAGTGCCGCCGGCCAATGAGACAGCCACCACACCGGATAGGTATGATGTAGTTCATATTGGTACAGGATGGTATAATGTCATATCTGCCGCGGGCAAGACCATGAATGTCAAGAAACTACGCAGCGAGGAGGCTCAGATTCTGAAGGCAGAATTGGAGAATAATAGCGTAGAGACTAAAGATGTTTAGTAGTGAAGATATGGCGAATCCCCGAGATGTGGAAAGATGGCAGCGCCTGGATCATCGGCGGTGGTATTTCGGTTATGCACCAGTTGGGAGTTCCACGTGAAACCATTGATCAGGTTTTATCTGGTGAAAAAGGTTTAGATGCCTACCTCCCTTACTTTGAGCCTCTGTATGATAAAAATGTAATTGGTGTAAATGCCGGCTTTCTGTTGGGAGATTTTATCTCAGTGCTTTATTATTGTGACCGGCAATTTTTCCGTGTCTTCTGGCGCAAGATAATTCAATTTAAAAATCTTAAGGTTACCGACTGCGGCAGTATAGACAGACCGTTGAGGCACCTGTCTCTTAATGTGAAGCGCATGAATAGAGATTCGCGCAACATGGGACTAAGTATTGATCCCCATGTTGTTCGCTGGAATCATAGCTCAGGTGCGGCGGCCATCAACTTTGCTACGCTGGCCGGGGCCAAAAAGATTTATCTTTTAGGCTTCGATATGAAGGCCGACGGTCAGGGACGTACACACTGGCATAAGACAAACACGCCAGTATATGCACGGCCCACCAATGAGGAAGCATTTAATAATTTTCTAAGGACATTCCCAATTATAAAACGGGACGCCGACAAGATGGGCGTTGAAATTATTAATGTAAATCCTGACAGTGCCCTGGATGTTTTTGAAAAGGTTTCATTTCAAGAAGTTATTAATGAGAAAGAGATACGACTGGCTGGTTAGCATGGTGAACAAAATGAAATATCGTTATGGTGCAGAGGTTGGCGCAGCCACCGGCAACACGACTATAAAGATTATGCAACAGTGCCCACTGGTTGATCTTATCATTGTCGATGACTGGCGGCATATAACAGGGTCTTCGCAATGGAACCGCCGTAGTATGAAAAAGATTTTTACAGATAAGCTGAAAAACTATGCTTATCGGTTAACCATTTTAGAGGGACTTTCATGGCACATGGCCTCCCAGGTGGGCCGGGAAAGCCTGGATTTTGTGTTTATAGATGCTTCTCATGACTATGACAGCGTGCTTAAGGATTTAATATCATGGTATCTTAAGGTAAGAGAAGGAGGTCTTTTCTGTGGTCATGACCTTAATCTTACAGGAGTTCGTGACGCCTTAAATGATTTTGGTATAGAGTACAAAGAATCAGGGGTAGATAATGTATGGTACATAGAAAAGTAAATATATTCTGTCTGTATTGGGTGGGCGAGTTCCGTGGCCGTGATTTTTGCATCCGCGACGTGGAACGACTATACTTTTCTGTGAAAAAACATATTGACAGGGATTTCACTTTCTATTGTCTCACCAACAGCAACGAGGGATTTCCCTGTTATGTGAAACCGATACCTTTACTGTATGGCTGGCCCGGATGGTGGAGCAAGGTAGAACTTCACCGTGCAGATCTTCCAGAAGGACGTGCACTATATCTTGACCTTGATTCACATGTAATGAGAAGCTTGAAGCCTATACTTGATTTTGAAGGTGACTTGGTGATGTTTCCCACTCCGATTCCTGAGCATAAATGGGAAAACCTGAGACGCAAAAATTGGGTATTAAAATATCAGGCCGCAACCATGCTTTTCACAGTTGGCTGCAGATCTATGCAAATGGTATGGAACAGATTTTTAGAGAGTCCTGAAAAGTGGATGAAAAAATATCGCAGCGAGCAGGACATCATGGGAGAATGGATACCTGACCAACCTATGTTTCCCACCGAATGGATGATGAAGCTGGGCAGTATATACCGGCATAACCTGAAAAATATTCCCAAGGAATGTATAATAGTAACGGGGCAGCCCCCACATAAAGGATTCAGGAAGACAGATAAATTAGACTGGTTTGAACCTATGGCACGATGAAACATGTAATATGCTTTTACTGGCAGGGTGAGCGGTGGTATCAGAAGACTCAACCGGAGGTTGATGATGTTTCATTTCGTAGGCATCTTGAAAGATGCGGCGGTGCTGACAAATTACTGATAGAAAGATATATCAATAATTTGTTTTCAGGCATTAAAAATCACTCTCATGAGCCGCTGAAATTTGTTTGTTTCACCAATGAGCAGCTGAATCTAAGCGGCGATATCGAGACAAGAAAAATAGAGTTCGTCTCACGGAAAGGCGTGCTTCCCAGGATGTACATGTTCAGTGAAAAATCGGGTCTTTTTGGAAATCAGGTCTTATGCCTGGATATAGATGTTGTCATAACCGGTGATATGACTGATATATTATCCTACGATGGATTGTACTGTACGAGAGCTTCTTTTGCCCCTCGGGAGCAAGGCACACTGGACGGCGACATTCAGGGGTTTTATGCCTGTGCGGATTTGGAGAAGATTCTATGGAAACCACTAGAGGAAACCCCGGCGGTGGTGGAAAGCATAACAACAGGTCGTGAGCGCTACTGGATAAGGCACGTAATGAAGCAGGCCGACGTTTGGCAGACCCTGTTTCCCGGTCAGGTGGTCAGCTACAAACGACATGTAAGAGGAACGCTGCCGGCTAATGCAAGAATTGTGAGTTGTCACGGTTACCCGCGACCTCATCAGATCAACGAGGAATGGATCAAAGAAAAATGGAAATAGTAAGCCCTATCATAATTACTGGAATACCGAGGTCAGGAACCTCATTGGTTTCAGGATGCATAAACATTTGTGGCTCCTTTGGAGGTAATATGGTCGCTGGCAACCATAACAACGCGAAAGGTTTTTTCGAAAATTTGCGGATAAGAGAATTGGATCGCAAATACCTGCGCGATATAGGTTACGATGCCAAAGGTCAGAACCCCATTCCGGAGAGCACGCAAAATCTAAACATTCCCTCGGGAAGGAGATCAAAAGTTATTGATTATATTTGCCAAGACGGTTATACATCAGGCCCGTGGTTTTTCAAAGTCGCCAAGGGGCCGTTAGTATGGCCCGTCTGGCATTATGCCTTTCCAAATGCCAAATGGATCATAGTTCGCCGCAGGTCAGTTGACATTGTGAATTCCTGTCTCAGGACGGGATTCATGAACGGGTACAGCGATTTTGATGGTTGGATGGGCTGGGTTAACACCTATGAGAAACGATTTGTGGAGATGATACAGTCTGGGTTAAATGTAAAACAGGTATGGCCAGAAAGGATGATAAAGGGAGATTACGAACAACTGTATGAAGTTATAGACTGGTTGGGGTTGAAATGGAAACAAAAAGAAGTCATTGAATTCTTAGACCCCAAATTATGGAAAACAAAAGTTAAGGAGGGACTTAATGTATGAGCGTAAGAACAAGCAATAGTGATGTGCAAGCTATCATTAACACGGCTTTGAGTGATACGGATATTCAATTCATCATCGAGCAAG